TCTTTACCGGCTTTCATTAATTGGTAAGCTACTTCTGACTTACGGCCGTACTTGCGTACAACATCGTATGTGTTAGAAATTTGCACAGTTTTACGAGAAATCTGTGTGTAGTTACCGAGTACTGTTGTTGCTGCGAGTGTCGCATATGATGCGTCATCGCCTTCAACTTGACGGTTAGCTGCGGCTGCTGCTAATGCGTCTGTTTGCCATTGATGATAGGTTTGACCTGCCGAGCTTTTTTTAGCCATTGATAACAATGGTGTATCTTCTGGGGAAATATCATAAATAATATTCTCGAAGTCCTCGGCAATGCCTGCACCTGTATAACTATTGGTAGCTGAAACTGCCATAATAATTTACCTCTATAATAAATTTTCGATTAATTTACTCGCTACATCAGAGCTACCAGTTTTGCGTAATTGTTCACGCATCTTTTTAGCACTTGCCGTAGCAACCTGTTTTTGGTCTTTACTTCCTGGTCTCACAACAGGCTTGGCACTTGCGACCTTTTTCTTTCCTACCGTATTTTTAGATTTTAAATGTTTGCGCCATTGCGCAGCATCGTGCAAGACCTCGATGTGGCGAGGGTCAACGATTCCGTTCAGTTCGTTATCGGTATAGCCATAATCTTTTCCAGTAGAAATAATTTCTCGGGTAGTCTCTTGACTCCAATTAGGTATTTTTTTGGAAAGTTGTTCTTTACCTTTACGGATTTGCTCCTGAACAAACTCATTTTGCTTTTTCAATGCGTTTTGCCTTTTGGCTTCAAACTGTGAAACAGCTTCGTTGCGTTGTGTTTGCAACTGATTATATTGAAAGAAAATCTTTTGTGCCTCCACGAAATCACTATCAGACAGTTTTTGCCAATCCACATTTTGATAATCAGCTAACTGTTGGTCTAGTGCCGTGATTTTTGCTACATCTTCAATTAACAGGTTGTTAAGTTGCTGTTGCTCTTGAAAAGTTTTAGTCGCATTATTTAATTGTTCTTGTAATGCTTCTACCTCTTTGCGTTGCTCTGCAACTTGTTGTGTTTTTTGAGTGTAATCAAGTCCTTGTTGGGCTAATGCCACGACTTCGTCAAAAGGTTTTTCGACTTCTTCACCATTCACTTTCAGCTTAATGAATTCAGCAGTTTGCTCCTCATCGGAATCTTCTTCTTCATCAGCTTCGGTTTCAGGTTCATCATCTTCGGTTTCTTCTACTTCTTCACCCTCTAATTCAGGTTCAGCAGATAATTCTTCCTGTTCCTCTTGTGGTTCATCTTCTTCCACTCTAGGTGGTTCGTTAGATATGTCACCAAGCATCGCTTCTAAACGACTTTGTGGTGACTCCATAGTTGGTTGGTCACTCATAATATTTCCTTTAAAATTTAAGCAAATTTAATGGGTTTGCTTTTACCCAAAAACTCTAAACCTTTTATCTTCTACTTGAATTTTAGCCATTCTGCCTGTCTGCATAACATCAGTCAATGCTTTTTCAATTTGAGATAAAGTTTGTAAAGCGATAACTAATCTATTGTGAGTTTTATCATCACTCAAAGGACTGTCATTCATCGCTTGTATGATATTGGTTTTTACTTTTTCAAATGCTTCTTGATAAACTTTGTTGTTTAATATTTTTTCGGCTTCATCGCCACGTTTAATTTCTGATAATGTTTTATCTGCCATACGCTGCCTTTATGTTAGCAATCGCCAAATCAGTTTCAGCTTTTAATTGGGCTTTAAATTTTTCTAATTCAGCTTGTGCTGCAATTTTTTCTCGTTCTATGAGTATATCATTTCTTGAGCGTAATTGTTCTTGTTTCATATCAGCATCATTTTTCTGTGCTTCAAGTTGCATATCAGCTTGTGCTTTCTGTTGTTCAATTTGTAATTGACCTTGAATGAGCTGTTCTTGCGGACTTGGTGCTGGCTGTGCTGGTTGCATTTGATTTGACGGATCATTCCAAAATTCTTCTGGGTCTTTGAATCCTGCGTTTTGTGTAAGTTTAGCCAACGCATTATATATTTTAGTGGTATCAGTTAATCCGGCTGCCATGGCTTCTTTTTGCATAACTAAAATATTATTTAGATGAGCCATTTGCTGGTCTTTGTTACCTGCGCCTAAACCAACGGATATTGATAAATCTTTGCGGTGTTTCCATTCTCTAGGGTCAACCTCAACCCATTTGTTTCTTAATCTAACGATATCAGGTTTAGTTACATTTTGCCTTACTAATCTATGAACTAATAAAAATAAATCTTTTACACCTGTTTCTGCGAATGTTCTAGCGACTAATTCTAATCGTTGTTGCGCTGCTGACATGATGGTTTGTATGCCAGTCGCAGTTTTATTTAATGAGTTAGCATCGAGGCCTTGATTATATGCAGTCACACCTGTTCTTTTCTCTTTCATGCTATCCATGTATTCAACCATCGTAAATGAGGTTGGTGGGAATGGTGAATGAGATAAGGGTAATACTGCTGTGCTAGGTTCGCCTTGAACTCTAACAATGCCTCCTGGTCTGGAAGTCAACATATCGTCTAAATTAACTCGGTCAGATACTGCGTAACGACCATTGTTAGCCAAATACATATTGTCTAATTGACCTCTAATCAATGTAGATTTAATAAGCTGAATGTCTCTAGTAAGGTCAGTATAAGAACGGCCGATATGTCTATGAGGCATCATCATTGGTGTGACGCAAGCAAAAGGCACATGGTCGCAGCTTTCTTCTTGGTAAATGATTTGATTGCCAATAATCACATAGCGTTTGCGTTCACCATCAACCATGAAATAAGTATCACGAACTAATATCTTGCCATCGGTAACAGCTCTGTCGTATTGTTCTTGGTAAATATCACGAGCATTAGATTCTAATTCAAACTCGTCATTATCAGCGTCCATGATTTCTTCGACTTCTGATAAATCTAAATCAAACTGTTCCGCAACTTCAGATGGGTCCATTAGCTCTCTATGCTGAACAAATCTTGCTGTGTTTAAGTTTGTTCCGGAGCAATCAACAGATACCATAATATTTTCTGGCGAAACATTTTTAATTTTAATTTCACCATTAGTGCTGGTTACTTTGATTTTGACATCATGTAACATTGGTTGCATAAATGCTTGAGTGCTTTCTTGCTCAATAGACATCGCACCGTCCATCATTTCAACATCTGGTTGTGTTGATATTTCTGGTGTTAATGCTATTGGCTCAACAGATGGGTCAGGATAAGCAGTATGTTCAAGCAGCTCAATATTGTCATCAACGACAAACATATCAAGCTGGGCATCAGTTAATCCCCTATATTCTTCTTCTTCTGTTTCGTTTTCTTCTTCGTAAAATACTTTGACATATCCGTTTTTAGATAACAATGCATCTTTGAACCAAACATAAAAAACTTCAAACCCATTATTTTTTTCCATAACAATGTGGTTAATATAATCAGTTTCTTGTTCTGATGCTTGAACATCTTCAGGGTTTTTAGGTTCAAATCTAACGACTTCATCACCGGAAACAAATACTTTGAGTAATTGAGGTAATGCAGATTCAATCGTGTCTTGAACATCGTATGATACGACTTGTGAGCGTCCTTCTACTTCATTACCGAAAGGTTCGCCAAGATAATATTGTATCGCTTCTGCTCTTTCAGCAGACAGTTGTGAGTCATTAATACCATATGCGATATTTTCCTCATTAACTATCTGATGCAATATTTCTTCATCTGTCATTGAATTTTGTTGTGCCATTAAACAATTCCTAAATTAGAATAATGTATCTCTTGGTCTTTCCAATTTTCATTGGACATTTTTTCAACAGATACATTCATATACCTAAAAGCATCAGCACCATGAGAGTATTCGTCATGGACTGGTGATGTCGGTTCGTTAGTAGTTGAACTAATATTTCTTCTATAATGTTTTAAACAGTCTATTAACCTGTTTGTTGAGTGGTCAAAATAAATCCTATGAAAGTTCATTCTAGAAACTTTAATGCCTGATTCAACATCAAGTTTCGGAACGATTCTAACATCCCAACCACTTCTTCTCATAATATCTTCAGCAGATATGCCATGTTTAAAATCTTTGGACTGACCATCATGCGGTAAATACATTTGTCCCCAATTATAAGGGAAGTTGCGCAGTTCAGCAGAGTAGCTATCTAATGTCCTATGGTTATCTTCAATGTATTTAATAACACGAATATCAGACACACCTTTTTGGCATAAGATAATTGCCATACTATCATTCCAGCCTAAATCCATAACGATATGGACTTTCAATTCTGGGTCATACGGCACATTACATACTCTATTTTCTTCTTGAGCATTTCTTATTTCATTAGCGTAGATAGCACCATCAACAGCTGATTTACATTCCCCGAGCCATATATTCTCATAATCAGGACTGTTTGCTTCTGAATGCTGTCTTTCTTTTTCTAAAACATCAGGAAACCAAGGATTATCAGTATAATTAATTTTAACAACTTTAGAATCACTCGGTGGACTTATCACAAAACGCTGGTAAGTATCGTCAGTGTCCAAGTCAGGGTTGAAAGAGACCCATATCTCTGAGTCCGGTTTCCTAATAGTAGGTATGAGGATATCCCATGATTTTTTTGATATCGTTTGTGCTTCTTCGCACCACACAATATCAACACCCTCAAATGATTTAATACTTTCTACTGTGTTATTGGCGAGGCCTGTGAAGTTTATTTGACTTCCATTTATGCCTCTTATTTCATTTTCAAGCACTTCATAAAATGCACCATATCCTAAAGACTGTATCTGGTCTTGTAATAATTGGTGAACTGATTGCCTGATTGACCTTTGTATTTCTCTAGCACAAAGTATGCGTAACTTTTGATAAGCAGCTTTTATAACTAATGCTCTAGCAAATGACCATGACTTACCGGAGCCTCTACCACCATAAGCTACTTTATACCTTTTCGGCTGAAATAAAAAATTAAGCTTCTTCGGGAACTGTTTGTATGGGTTCGACAAATTCAATTCCTACACTCACAGGGATCGATGATCCATCAATACCTGATATTTCGTGTTGTGTAACTTCTTTCCATCTGGCTCTGGTTTTTAACCAAAACATCATAGCTGTTGTGTTTCCACTTTTTGCTTGTTGAAATAAACTTTGAGCAACAGTAGCATTAGCATCAATGCGGCCTGTATCAAGTTCTTTTTTATAATGTTTAACTAATGTGTCAGATGATATCTCTAATTTAGATGCTATATCTTCAAAGGTAACGCCGACTGCTGATAATGTTTGAACGAGCTTTCGTTGTTCTGGTGTGGGTTTATGCTCTAATCCTTGCATATATACCCCTTTATAACTCCGAAAGTTGCATAATTTTTAATCAATTTCATGTTTGTAACTCCATAATGGGTCATTACGATAGTGGTTTTATTAATTTATTATAATAATCATACCATTCTTTTGCATAATCGCAATCTTTATAATCAGAAAAACAAGGTGTTCCCAATGTAAAATGTGCAATTTTTGCATTGTTATTGTATTTATATTCTGAAACAAGCCAATTCCATTCTTTTGGCATATCATGTATTTCTACATCATCAAGCCATTCAAATCTATGTAAATGTTTGCCGCTTGCTTTTTTTATGTAGTCAGGAGTTAATACTTTATGTGCCGGATGTGAACAATTCCAAAAGATAACGCTTGACCAGTTTTTCCTAGGATAATTTTCGTTTGTATGTCCTAAATATTTAACAGGGTATTTAGTTTTATAATCATGTTTCACGACAGAAACAGCTGCGAGTAAATCAATATCTTCTAACATATCAGATATATCTGCTCGGCATAACATATCGCCATCTACATATAATGCATAACCTTGAAAATTACATAAATAAGGTATTAAAAAACGAGAGTAAATAAAGCAATTACTGCCATCTCGTTTAAATTCAAAATATTTTAAATCAAATTTATTTTTGATATTGTTTGGTTCTAAAGGTATAAAAGATACCGGAACAGAACTGTTTCGTATCACGCTTTCACAAAACACATGATATGCAACTGGTTCTATTTCTTTATCATACCCTACGAATATTTTCAGCATTTAATTGATCCATGATTTGTTTTCTTTCTTCATCATTCATTTTAGACCAATTAGTAATTTGTTCAAGTGTTCTTTTGCAAACTTCGCATACATATTCATCATCGCCGAAATCTAAAAATCTACATTGTCCTATGCATGGCGAGTCCATCTAACATTTCCATCTACGCATAGATGCTCTTGCTCTTTTTGCTGGCCCCTTTGCTTTTTTAACAACACCACCCATTCTTGCACAAAATGATTTTTTACGGCCTGCTTCTGATTTTGTTTTAGGGTTAGGTGCTGGTGCTTTTAAATTGCTTCCTGTTGCACGATTGTATTTTGCACGACCTTTAGCTGTGAGGCCTGCGCCTTGTTTGACAGATAATTTTTCGCCCTTTTTAACAGATAAACTGACATTCTTTGCCATTATCGCATCATGCTCGTATTAGGGTTTTGAAAGTATTTAGCCATTTGATAAATAAGACCCGGCATAGATGGTGTACCTGCAACAAATCTTGGGTACATTGTTTGTTGTTGTGTAGGATTGACGCTAGTTGTTGATAATACATAGTCATCAAATGTGCCTTGATAGCCATTGGCTTGTGCCATAGCATAATCTTGCATTAGTTGTTGTTGTGATTGTTTTGCTAAATCTGAAGCCTGACTAACAGCACTAGATGTTTGCATACCACCATTGTTTAATAATTCTAATAAACCCATTATTTTTCCTTTTCAACCTCTACGTCAGATTGGTCAGCATATGCACTAATTTGTACTCTGAGAAAACCTAAATTAAATAATAAATGGTTGATTTCTTTACCATCGACTTCTGATTCTGTAGCTTCAATGCCAAGATTGAAACCCCAGTATGGATAAACTGTAATCATGTTTTTTTCCTTGCTGCTCTCATGTTGTCGACTAAATTTGGGTACGGCCTACCAGCTGTTTTAGCCATGCGTTTTGCACTTGCTTTCTTTTTTGCTGATAATTTTTTTGGTTTGCCCAATTTTTTAGGTCTTTCTTTATCCCAGACTGGTTTAGGATTTGCCATATTATTTTGCTTTTGGTTTTGTATGTGTTAAATATTTGCTAGATGCTGTATGTGATGCACCTGACATTAATTTTCCATTATGTTTGTGCGTTTTACCTTTGAACAATTTTCCGTTCGGCAAATAATGTGGGGCACCTTTTGCCATTAGTATTTCTTCATTGGTTTTTTGTTAGATTTTTTACCATGTTTTTTGTTGCCACAAGCCATATCAAATCCTTTTTATAAATGTTCCGGACATAAAAAAAGCCCAATCAAATGAGCATATTTTGGACGCACCTCTCCCCACCCATAATTATACTAAAAAACACATTAAAATGCAAATCTTTTTTGTGCTTTTGAAAGGATTTTTTCTAATGCTAATTGTAGTTTCATTTCGTAATATAAAGGTTTATTTCCGTTTAAATATCTTGCATATATGGCATTTCTTAAGTCTTGTTCTAATCCGTCTATTATTGCATTAACAACTTCTACTAAATACAAGTCCATTTCATGCGCCATAATTTCAAACGCATCAAAACTTGATTCACCACCGCTAATAATGACAGACGATTTTTTAGGGTAGCCAAGACCATGCTCATCATGTCGCATCCATTTACTCCAATCCTCCAGAACCAGAAGTAAATCATCAAGTTGCATTACAAATACATAATATCCATATAACTGTTATTGTATTTAATTACAGAATCGTTTGGGTATGAAATGTTTTTGCTTTGATCAACAGTTCTTTTAATTTTTTTCTTTATTTTAAAATTTTTTAATATCGCATCTTTATCATATAATAAATTGGCTAAAGCACACGAACCAATTTTTCTAAAATAAGTCGTGCGATTTTGTTTTTTACCAATTAATAATCCTTCGGCACTTAAATGTCTTACTATATTTCCAACAGAAACATACTGCATATTAATTTCTTCACAAATTTCAGTAATTGATTTTTTACTATTATCAAATTTAGACAAAATTAATTCTCTTAATTCGTCTCTATATATTTTTTTACCATCATTAAATGTATAGTAATATTTTTCTTGTTTCATTCATCCTCCATAAATTTTTGTAATCCATTAATTGAATAAAAAACTAAACTGTTTCTGTACCCATTTTCTGTAATTGGCACAATAGGAGTTACACCATGCATATTGCGCCATGCTGGATAAACTAATAATGAACCATCTTTGTTATCAACAACAGCATCATAGTCAGGAATATGTAATTTACCGCCTCTAGCATTTTCTTTTTTGCTAAAAATCAAATTAACACAACCTTTTAAATTACCTCTATCTTGGTGGTATGGTGCTGCTATATTAAAATTAGATATAGAACTGCTAAATAAATTAGATAATTGATATTTGTTAGGAACATTTTCTTGCATTAATTTTAACTGTTTTTCATATTGCTCAGGCATATATTCTTTTAATAATTTTTCACCCTCTGCACAAGCTAACAACATAGCTTTAATGAAAGTTTTGGCTGAAGCAACTGAATGCACTTGTGAAGTCCGGCCGTAATCTCTACGCATATGTGCTCTCGGCATACATGCTCCAAGACTGGTGCTGTATTGTTGAACATGATTGATGCCTCTAGATAAATTCATTTTTCTTGTTCCTCTATCCATCTTTACTTTTGGCACTCTTGGCGAATTTAATTCATTGTTTGCAACATCAACCAGCATAGTTAATTTTTTGGGTGTTTGCCTCAAATAAAAACCTATTGGCTCACCATTTTCAATAAACAAAGTATCTTCGGTAATTGTAGATTCCATCTCGCCACATATATCACCCATTTTAATGCTATGTTCTTTTTTCTTTAATTCTAACTCAATCATTTAATGTTTTTTTCCACTCAATTATTTGTTTAGGATTATTAAATCTTATTTGCAGTTCAGCTTTAGGGTGGCAACCTTTTTTTTCTTTATATCTAAAAAGATTCGGATATTTTTTCATTAAATATTCGCAATCAATAATTTTTCTAGGAACTCTTTTTTCGTATGTGCCGATACCTCCTTCTTCATAATGACCAGCAATAGGTTTTATCCATGAATTTATTAAAACTGCATTATTTTTTTTAAGCTGTTCTGCACAATATCCAAAATCTTCCATAGCTTCTAAATTAATGTCGTATCTTAATCCTTGATATTTAATTGCGACAGCTTTAGATATAACATAACCAACAGTTTTATATTTTTTTGAATTGAAAAAAAAGTTATCAACAGTAGCAAAACCTAAATATTCAATATGCAAATTTTCACATAATTTTATATCCTGCTCTATTAAATTAATTAATTCACTCGCAGTAATTTCTTGGTTAAAATCTTTTTGTGTAATATCACTGTCAGTCACATCAAGTTTTTTATATTTATCATAATATTTATCAACGACTTTTTTAAAACCTCTGATATTGTCGTCTAAAGAAATATACCATTCGCCTAATTTTGCTATATTATCTACCATCCAGTTTCTTTGATTTGTTATGCCAAAAGGTGCATTGGTTACAATGATATTTTTTTCATCAACAAGACCGGCATCTAAATATTCTTTTTTACAATTATCAGAGTGCAATAAAACTGTATAAGGCACATTTGACGCATCTAAATATTTTGTTGTTTTGATGGTGTTTGCTCTATTGTATGATGGTATGTAAATAGGAATCATAATTTATTTTTTTCATCTTTTAAATATTGCATAACCATTTGCCCAAGGTATGCCCCCTGCTGTTTCCAAAATTTAAACAACTCATAGGCCTCTTGATAATCTTGTTCTTCAAAAACTATTTCAATAGCTCTGCGAGTCTCTCTTTCTAACGAGTCTAATTTTTCTTCAATTTCATCTTCATTATCTAAAACTGAATAATCAATATTTTTAATTTCAATTTCTGATAAATCAAAACCTAATATGCTGACGTCAAAATCAAGTTCTTTTAATGCGTCTAATTCCATCATGAGCAACTCTTTGTCCCATTCAGCATTTTGTGCAATTTTATTATCAGCAATCACATATGCTCTTATTTGTTCTTCTGATAAATTTGATACATCTATTGCAGGAATTTCTGTCAATCCTAACTCTTTTGCTGCTCTAGTTCTTCCATGCCCTGCAACGATATTGTTTCCATTAATCAATACAGGATT